GAAGATGCTTGATCACGTAAATCAATTAACGCAGGATTAAAAATAGCTTGAAACTTTACATAATCCGCAGCGGCTCCCTCTGCAAGCGCTTTGTTTGACTCAGGTTCTTTTGGTTTGTCTGGTTTACTACCCATTGAAACGCTCCGTAAACTGCATACTATCTAATTCAAAACCGCAGCTAGTTAAATAAGGTTTTAACTCTTCGTGCGACGTTTTTAACCTTAACCCGTCAAACCCTGCGTCTTTTGCTTTCTGTGCAAAAAATACGCGGTGTTTTAACGCGTAAGACCTACCTCTGTTCTTTGCCCAAGCTACCCATATAAAACAAAACGCCTCTTGGGTAAACGAGTCTTCATCTGCTGTCGTGACAAGGAACCCTTCGTTCGTTGTCCAAAGTTGAGCCTCGCCCGAAACACACGCTGCATAAACATCTTCAGCTCTATAGTTTGAGTGCGGAATGCCCGCAATAACCTCTTCTATACCTTTCTTTACCCAATCCCATTCTTTCCTTATATTTGCAATTTGAGGATCAGTAGCTTGTCTTCCATCCTCGATTTCTATATCTGGTTCTCGTAGCAATCCCGCCATAATTTACTTTCCTAGCAACACCATCAAATCGTTTTGCGCGAACTCGCGCTTCTTCAACACCTTGGGCAAACAACAGTCCATACGTATTCGCAGCATCAGTGTTTGACCATGTTTTGTTTGGTATGCGAAGAAGTCTAAACAACGCGCCATTTACAATAGCGTCTCGATAATCGTTCATCACATCATTGTCGCAACTTGTGCTTGTGTGCGACGGCTTTAGAACTGCCTGCACTAGCGTGCTACTTACGTCGGTAGCAGACGGAACAGGCGCTAACCAAAAAAGCGTGCTTGTCTGTTGTACATAAAATACAGGTTTGCCCGTGTACCCCGGATCTCGCCACCTCGGTAATTTTTGCTCAAGCAGAGAACTTGTGGTTGGTTCCAAAGCTTCGCCGGCATGTGTTACCCACAGAATTTGATGCACGGTTGTGCCAGTAGGCGCTTCTAAATCATATTCATAAATTTTTGATACAGTTGTTACTGCCTCTAGCTCTTGTTGATACACTTTTGCTTTTTCGCAAAGCTCAATAACTGAAGAACGAATGTTGTTCTCAATTAAAGTGTCAGGGCACCCATCGACCATTGGAAGAATTTCAGGTAGTAAAGATTCGTATGTAATAGCCATTTAAGCATTGCCTACATTTGGATTAGCCGCAGCATCAAGCTGCCCTTTACCAGTAACGGCTATTTGAAATAGCTGATAGTGCGCACCGGCTCGCGTTTGGTTGCCAGCCTCTGCGTCTTTCATGCACGCCATGTAAATAACATAATTCATTACGGCATTTGCATAAATATCAGGTACGCCTAGATTGTCGCTCAAAGCAACAGTCGCAGGATTAGCAGAGTACACAATCTCCATAAACGCATTACCTGCAACCCCTGGATACACATAAAAATTACGGGGATCTTCATCGTCATAGATGTAATGTTTAACATTAACGCCGTGCGCCGCAGAACCAGTAGCGGCAGGGTTATGCCAATCGGGAGTTTGAGAGTCTAATGCTTCGCGCTGCACTAGCCGCACTGAGCGTTTACCTGTCCCACTGCTCGAAGCTGACATGTTTCGAATAACATTAAGCAGTCTATTCCCGTCTGTTGGTATAGACTGCTTGGTTCCTGTAACAAGTGTAATCGTTGTGTTAGTAGCAGTAGCATCAGGCTTCAACAACGCTATTTCGCGCTGACAATCATTCACCCACAAAACTAGCTCTGAAGTGACAGGAAAGCGTATTCCTCCTGCATCTTGAAGCGTCGCTTGTACGCGATCAATAACGCTCTGGACTGATACAGCCATGCTGCCCCCTAGGTATTAAGAACTGACTCCCACGCAACTGTGCGCTCATCAGTTGCTACTGTTCTGCCCATCATTTTATTTACTGCCGCTGCTTTTGGAGAGCCGTCAGCTTTAAAATTAGTCGGGTTACCTTCTTCCATCATTTGCAACAGCGCCATTTTTAAATCAATTTCTGCAGTCACTTGCGCTTCTTGAGTTACAGCTTTTTGAACTCCAACTTGTTTAGCGCCTAATTGCATAGCAAGCAAACCTATTTCGTCTGCAACCTCGGTTTCTGTTCCAGCATCTATAGCAATAATGCCGCCGGATAAAGTCTCAATGCGTAAAGAATTTTCGCTTATTATCTTCATATTATTTCCTTGAAAAGAACCCCTCCCCCAAAAGAGGAGGGGTGATTCTTAGCTTACTGTGCAGTGTCTAAAGCAATAACACCGAAATCCTGAACGTTGCCAGAAATGTCGCTGTTGTACTTAGGCTTGCGAAGGCCAAAAATCTTGCCTACAGAGATACCAGATTGGTTTCCATAATCGAAAGTATCCTCGACCATTTCTGGCAATCCTATATCTGCCATCGCAAGAGCTTGAGCGCCACAGAACAGAGCTCGCGCCCCATCGATGTTAGCTCCGGCACCCCATTTATATCCGGCCGCTCCTGCATTTCCAGAGCTCCCGCTAGTAGCACCAGAAGTGTTGAAGACATGACGGAACTCATGAATCATTACGCCGTCAACCATCAGGCTAGAAGATCCGCTGAACAAACTGTTCGCAGTACCGCGTACCCCGGCGTTACGAACGTTAGCGAGGAAATCTGAGTCAAGCTTCAGATCCGCCATCTGTTGAGGAGTGACAAACATGTGGAAAGTTTCTTGATTACCACCGCCGCGAATACCACGAATGTAATTATCTTTAGCAAAAGCTTTCAGCTCAACAATACATCTGTAGCTAATTTTGTCAGCTGCAGTTAGATTGTTAGTACCGCCGGCAACCACGCCGTCAGTTGCGTCCCACCGACGATGACGATCAGAAGTTGGCGCAGATACGTCTGACGCAAATTCAAGATCGACAAGCTCATGACCCGCAGTAGCACTAGTAGTACGAAGCGCGCCGTTATTCTTTAGCGTGTAAGCAACACCAGAAAGCGTCAAGAACGATAGCTGATCACACCGGTCAGCAATTGCATATGCAAGTGCATCGCGAGATTGCTCTCGGAAATTTACAACAGTCTTCTGGTCAGTCATTCGTCCAGCAATCCTGTTTGCAAATCGCAGCTGATCAAGCTCAATAGTGATGTCAAACGCGCGGAGGGCTTCTTCATTCCCTTCCAACGTGTTATCACCCGTGATGCCATCTCCGGTCATGTCGGCAAGCAAAGTGATGTTTGCTTTGGTGCCTTTCTGATTTTTGGTCAGTTCAGTAATACGCTGAACCATTGCGTTTGAACCGGAACCAGCGAACTGGTTGATGAAAGACTGATTACGAGCTACGCGCCAAAAGTCGCGGCTCCAAGTCTGGAGTTGAGCGCCCGAGAGCGTTCCAAAGTTAGTTAAAGCCATGATAGAAATCCTATAAGTGACAAAATTATGCAGCACACGCTGCGTTATAGCCGACTTTTAGGAGCGGCCAATCCGGTTTCTCTATCGCGAGAAAGGACGAATCAGCGCGGATTAACGTGGAGCGACCACGGCAGATTTAACGTCTTTACAGACGAAGGTACGTTTTTAACGGCTACGGGCCGATCAGTTATCGTAC